ATTAATAAGAACGTTATTAGCATTAAAATTTGGTATTTTTAAACGGTTTGGGAAACCTTGTGCATTATATGGAGATGTAAAATCAATATCATATATGTTTTCGAATACAATACCGGCACCAACAATTTGAGACCCTCTAGTTAATGTACCTAAGTATCTCTCATCCTCTTTATCCCCGAAAGCCGGAACTGTGATGGAAAAATCAACTAACGCAACTGATGGTCTTTGCCCCGGTAGTTTTAAACCATAAGTTCTAGCAATATTGTAGATAGATGACCTTTGTTGAGCATACTGTAAAACAGTTTCTTGGATACTTCTATCTATATGGTAATGTAAGTTATCCGCAACCGCAGCATTCAAGTCTATGAATACAGAGAACACAGAAGCATCGTTGAAGTCCTGTATTAATTCAGGGTAGTAAGTTCTTACATAGTTTAATAACTCAGTTCTTATCCCCTGATAATCTCTTGTAGTATATGATATATTACGATTTGCCATACAATATTAAATATTAATGATAATGAAATCACTCGGACCAAAAGTCGATTTATTGGTTGAGTAATCTATTTTTATTTTTGCGGTATATTCTGAAGTTCCCTTACCGGGAAATCTATAAACTGACGATTCACTACTCCCTAAAGTTGCAGTACCTGTTGCTATGTCGACTTCTTCTTGAGGGTCAGCGGGACTTATGGTGATTTGATTTAATAACAAATTTGGCATAAAAGCACCTACCGCATCTCGAATATCAGATTCAATTGCGTCAAACGTTAACCCATCAAATGGTTCAAACAAAAACTCATAAAGTCTTGTACCAAATGTCGGTAAATAATATCTTGAACCTTTTCGAGTTAAGAGTAAGTGAATTAAATCCGCTTTAATCTCTTGTGCTTCGTATTCGGTAAGTTGTAGAAAGTCACCCTTTACCGAATCCCTAAAAGGGAAATTAAGACCATATGTTGTTCCGTCTGCCATATCTATAATTATAGTGTTATGATTATTTCTTATAAATACCTAAAAATAAAAAATCCCGACATTGTCGGGATTAATATAATTATTAGTATTTTATTACGAACCACATCCAAAACATTCAAATTCCGAATCTGTTGGTTTTGTTGTTGTCTCAATAACACTAACTTTTGGTTTTTCTTGTTTAGTCGTTGATTGATTCACTTTTGAAATATCCACAGCCAAGTGTTTTGCTCCGGTTGATATCGCTTTAGTTCTAACATAATAACAAAGAGTTTTCAATCCTTTACCCCATGAATGGAAGTGTGATGATGAAATTTTTGATAATGTTGGTTCTGACATATAGATATTCATTGATTGTGATTGGTCAATGAATGGTGCTCTGTCTGCCGCCATATCAATAAGTTCTCTTTGAGATATCTCCCAAATTGTTTTGTATTTTGGAATTAAATGTTCAATTCTTTTAACTTTCTTATTGTAATTCTTGTCTTCTTGGTCAAGATAATTATTAAAGTTAATGTTTTGAACCGAACCCTCATTCATAATAATTTCATTTTTCAAATCCTCAGACCAAATACCAATTTTTTCAAAATCATTAATTAAGTATTTGTTAACAATTAAAATTTCTCCCCCAACTACACGACGATTAAATAATGCCGAGTGAGCTGGTTCAGTCATTTCAAATGAACCTGTAATCTTAGCCGAAGAGGCAACTGGCATCTGAGCCGTGAATAACGAGTTACAAACTCCGTAGTTAGATACATCTGATTTAAGTGTATCCCAATCCCACATTCTACTTAACCCTTCGTAATCTAATCCCCACATATCAAATTGGAATTCTCCTTTTGACATTGGTGAACCTTTAAAGAATTCGTATGGTCTGTATTCACCTGATTTACATAATTCCATACTTTCGGTGATAGCCGCGAAGTAGATAGTTTCAAAGATTTGTTTATTAAGTTTTTTTGCCTCTTCAGTTGTGAAGATATAGTCCATTAAGAAGAATACGTCAGCAAGACCTTGAGTTCCAATTGCAATTGCTCTTTGTTCTAAACCACCTTTTCTACCTTGTTCAGTTGAGTAACTATTAATATCAACAACTTTGTTAAGTGCTCTAACAACTTTTCTAACTTCACTATAAAGTAATTTAAAATCAAACTCACCTTTAATAATAAAGTTTTTTAATACCATTGATGATAATGTACAGATTGCTGTAGTGTTCTCATCCGTATATTGGTAAATCTCATTACATAGGTTAGATTGTTTAATCACCCCGATGTTTTGATGGTTTGTTTTTCTGTTAGCACTATCCTTAGAACATAAATAAGGAACCCCTGTTTCAACTTGAGATTCAATAATTTTGTTCCAAATTGTTTGAGCTTTAACTTTCTTACCTAAACCAAGTTCAACTGCTTTGTTATAATTTGATTCATACTCATCACCATAGGCTTCTTGTAATGGTTTGATACCCGCCTTTTTAATATCATTAGGACAGAACAAGTACCAATCACTATTGTTCTTAACCGCATTCATAAAGTTGTCTGGTAACCAAATCGAGGTAAATAAATCTTTCGCTCTTAATTCCTCAGCACCTGTATTCTTTTTAATTTCAAGTAAGTCAATAATGTCTTTATGCCAAGGTTCAATGTAGATAGCAGCACTACCCGGTCTTCTTCCTTGTTGATTAAAGAATCTTAATCCTTCATTAACAATTTTTAGGTATTTTAATAGTCCCCCCGCGAATCCACCTGATGAGTTAATTCTACTTTCTTTACTACGAATGTTAGACATACATAGACCAATACCAGCCGCGTCAGACGAATACGTTGAAATGTCGTTGAATGTTTGTAATAGACCTTCTCTTGAATCCCCATTATTGTATTTCAATACACAAGACGCTAGTTGAGGTGTTTTAGTTCCCGCGTTAATCATAATTGGTGTTGCAGGAGAAATAAGTTGATTCGACAATGATTGGTAATACTCAACCGCTTGTTCAAATGATTTAGTAACCCATAGAGCAACTCTCATATACATATGTTGAGGTCTTTCAATTACTTTACCTTCAGGGTTTTTTAACAAATACATTTCCTGTAATGATTTCCACGCAAAATAATCAAAATTATAATCATTCTCGTGATTAATTACAGAATCAATATTTTTAGGACCATATAGTTCAATAGTTTCCATTAACTTATCATTAATGATTCCATCAACGTGTAAGGCGTGCATTGTGTTACAAAAACTTTCATCAGTTTCTTTATGGTATGCAGAAATAGCAACAGATGATGCCAATCTTGAGTAGTCGTGATGACTACCTGTATAAGATGCCGCAATCTCATATACCAATTTATCTAACTCTTTAGTTGTAATAAACCCTTCAGTTGGTACTGAAGTAATTACTTTAATAAAAATCTCGTCTGAGTTAACATTTAAACCTTTAGCCGCTCGTTTAACTCTATTGTAAATTTTTTGAGGGTTAAATGAAACTTCATCTCCCCCTCTTTTTTTAATCTTTAATGACATCATATGTTTTTAATTAGAAATCTTCCGTGAATGTTAATGACTCACCTAATTTAGCCTTTTGGTACTCCATAGTTCTTGATTCAAAAAAGTTACCTTTTGTTTCAACAGCAATTTGTTCCATAAATTTAAATGGTTGGTCAACATTAAATTGTTTTTTACAACCAAATTTAACCAATAGCCCATCAGTTACAAATTCTAAATATTGTTTCATTAAATTAGAATTCATACCGATTAAAGATACAGGTAAAGACTCTGTAATAAACTCTTTTTCAATCTCTAATGCAGATAATAATATTTCTTTAATTCTTTTTTCACTTGGTTTGTTTTCAACATGATTGTTAATCAAATGAATAGCAAAATCACAATGTAAGTTCTCATCTTTAAAGATTAATGAGTTAGCATTACATAATCCTTGCATAATCCCTCTTGATTTCATCCAAAAGATAGAACAGAATGAACCTGAGAAGAAGATACCTTCAACCGCCGCGAAAGCAACCAATCTTTCTTGGAAGGAAGCATTCTCAATCCAATCAAGAGCCCATTTCGCTTTCTTTTGAACCGCAGGCAATCTATCAATGGCATGGAAACATTCGTCTTTTTCTTTATCATCAGACACATAAGTATCAATTAATAATGAGTACATTAACGAGTGAATATTCTCCATCATAATTTGGAATCCGTAAAAGAATTTTGCTTCAGCATACTGAACTTCTTTTAAGAAATTCTCGGCTAAGTTCTCATTTACAATACCATCAGACGCGGCAAAAAACGCTAATATATTTTTAAGAAAGTATCTCTCATTGTCAGATAGGTTTTCCCAATCTCTAATATCGTTAGATAAATCCACTTCTTCCGCAGTCCAAAACGCCGCTTGGTGTTGTTTATAAAATTCCCATATATCATTATGTTCGATAGGGAAAATGACAAATCTGTCATTATTTGGTTCTAATATTTTTTCTTTCATGTTTTAAATTAAATTTGTGTTTGTTGACTTTGTTGTTCTCTTTGTTTTCTTTTTTCTAAAAGTTCTTTAACTCTATCTTTTTTTCTATCTTCTTGTTGTGCTTCAAACCCTAAGAATGTCACTGAACTTTCTGTGTCGATTTCAAGTAATTCGTTATTAAATTTACAGTTTTCGAACACAACTCCATCTTGTCCTAAACGACTTTTAGTAATAGCGATGGTTGCAAGACCCATCTCTTTTTGTTGTAATGTTTTAGCCACCGAAATAATTACGTGACCAACCTGAGCCTTTTTAATTGACCCACCCATTTGGTCTGTAGTTACAACTTCCGATGAAATTGAAGCCCTGTTACCTTGTGTTGCAGTCCAACCAACTAAATCAAGTTCGTGACACATAGCCTCAAATCCTCTCATTACTGACCCTTCCGCTTTCCACTCATCTTTACTAGTTGATTCCGGTAGTACACAATCAATATAGTCCAATAAAACCATATCAAGTTTAACACCATCAGCAATCATCTTTCTAACCTGATTTTTAATTTGACTCATAGTCATCGTATCTGATGCCAATTTGTGTAAAACTAATCTGTTTTGCATTGTCTCTTTAATCTCCGTTATTTTACTCATCACCTCTTCTTTGTATTGAACCAAATTATCCGGTTCAATACCAGTCCACATTGTAAAATGTTTTCTTTGAATAATTTTTGGGTTGTCTTCAAAAAATATTTGTAATACATTATACCCTAAATTAAATGCCGTGTTTGCTATTTTTGATAAGATAGTTGTTTTACCCACACCTGTCGGAGCAAGTATAACTCCAATCTCCCCTTTAGCCAAACCACCTTTCAATAGTTTATCAATACCTTTAATTCCCATTGGAATTGGATGACGATAATCCTCATCAAGTACGGTATCTAAATTAGCGAAGATATCAGTTTGACCTTTATCTATTACTCCAACCTGTAATGCATCTCTTACAAGTCCTTCTACCTTATCATAAGACTCAAAATCCCCTTGAGTAATAATTTTTTGAGCCTTGTCCATCGCCTTTTGAAGTTCTTGTTGTTTACAGAACTTCAATGCTTTCTCCTGAACAAAAGTCGTCCCTTCAAATGGCGCATCTTTGATTTGAGTTAATGTGTCCAAAACAATCTTGGCAACCATCTCTTGAGAGATTTCAGACTTAACTATCTGTTCAAGGGTATCGAAATTAGGAGTAGATTCGTATTTCTTGTAGTACTCTTTTGTCATCTGTAAAATGATTTTAAAGTACTTGTTATCGAAATAGATTGGCTCAATAACATCCATAATTGAAGATGAAAAGTCCTTATCTAATATAATCTGATTCAGTAATTGTATTTGAAATGTGTTCCCTAAATAATCGAAATTTTTATTCATAAATTGTTTTAAAAGTTATCCTTGTATTATTAAATACTTACTTACTTAAGTCAAGTTCCAAATAATTATAACTTAATTTTTTATCTGAAAAAATGTCAGTCAATCCTCGAAGTCTTTCCTTTAGGAAAGGTCTTACATCAACAGTATAACGAACTTTTGGTGGATAAAATTTTCCATCAAAAATTCTATGACAAATTGTCTGTTCACCTAATTTGATAATAATGTTAAACACTTCAGGTCCATCAGTGAACGATGTGTCCATAATACTTGGGTCATGCATAATTGAATCTTGGTTATCCATCATATACGCTAATGTCTTCATTTTCAAGTATTCTTGAAGTTCTTCCTTGAACTCAGCAACGAATTCATATAGTTCAATCGAACTTTTTGCTTTTGGGTTAAACCCTCTTACGTTAAAGAATCTTTGGACTACGATGTTATCGTTTAATGTCAATAAAAATTCCATCTTAGTGCTTTCTTGCTCTCTCATAAATTTAATTTTTGTTTGTGTTTCGTTTTTCTTTTCTTGTTAATTTCATAAATGGTCTTAGGAAGTTTACCCAAGCTTCATCATTTTTTGGAAGATATTTGAAGAGTCCGTCCTCCATCATCATTCTCATTAAGTTTTTGTATCCCCTATCAGTAGGGTCAATCGTGTCGGTTATAATTTGTTCGACTAATTCTTTTCCATCATTAGTTATTAAGGGGTTAGATAAATCAACTATTTTTTTGTTTGTAGTGTAAAACTCTTCACCAAGTATACCATTTTTTGTTTTACCAGTCAAAATATTTTCCAAAACTTTTGATTTCTTTTCCTG